CGCTGGCATCGTCTCACGGCTTCTGCGAAGGCTTTGTAGTCCATATAGGCGTCTCTGGTGTACGGGTTACGCACGAAAGCATATATGTTTATTGAACCCAGACGACAGCTGTCGTAAGCACATAGTGGCAGCTCGGAGCACGGGTTGGTAGATATAGTCTTGAAGCCTGGATAGCAGTCTGCAGGCGACTCTCTTATTATGGTATCCCAGAAGAGGAGACCCGGCTCACCGTTCTTCCACATCTGGTTTATGATGGTATCCCACAGGGCTTTCTGTTCTCTGGACAGCGTGCCGCCTAGCACACCTTCCATAAATTTTTCATTCATCCTGACGGATATGTTAGCTCCGGTTATCTTCGTGATGTCGTCTTTTGCTGTCACAAAATATCTTGCATCCTTATGTGTCACGTCTATGGTAAGCATCAGGGCGCCGCGTCTGCCTTCCTGTGCCACCTCGCGTGTGGAGTTGGAGAACCGTTCCATGAACGACGCCACGCCCGACGACGTCCTGGCTGCGTTCCTCACGACGCTCTTGCGTGGTCTTAGTGTCGTGAGGTCTATGCCTACACCACCACGTCGTTTCATCAGCTGCACCAGCTCTTCATCGGCTTTCATGATACCGCTGTAGCTGTCGTACGGCGACTCTATGACGAAGCATGAGCCCAGTGTAGAATATGAATGCGGGTTGTTGAGACCAAAGATCACGGAGCCACCTAATATGAATGTTGAAAAGTTATCTAACAGCTCCTCCACCTCTTCATACTTCATAGGGTTAGGATAACGTCGTTCTACTTCCATGATAGCGTTCGTCATCCTGATGACGGAGTCTTTGATAGTGTCGTCAACGAGGTTACCGTCCTGGTCTCTGGCAGTGTATTTGTTAAGCCATATGTCGGCTGCCAGCTCACTGCCCAAGCTCTTGATGATAGATTCTCTAATACGTGATTCGGAGTTTTTATCTTTCATAGTTAAGGTTTTTACGGTTTATAGCTTTAGCGTCTCTTCTTCTTTGTCATATATGCTGTCAAGCTCTGTCTCGTCATCCAGCTCGACCCCAAGCACCTTCTCAAGCGTCTTCCTACGCTGTCTGGACTTATACAGTATCTGTCTCATCATGTGTATACGTTCCATATAGTCTGAGAAATACTCTCTGAAGAAGATGAGGATACACGCTTTTGCGTTGTCTGAGAACTTACTGTACTTACCCTGCAGGTACATGTCGTAGTCTCTCTCGAACTCTGGCGGCACCTCAAGGCATACGTACAGGTATTCAGGGTACTGATAGTTATCGTAGAAGCACGACAGCAGCATACCGGTAGACCTGAGGTATCCGATGAACTTCTCAACGTCTACCGCGCTCCTCAGCAGGTCGTAGTCTATCTCTATATATAAACACTTGTCAGCATTTGCATACACGTTAGAGAACAGATAGGTGTTACTCACCATCCTCGGCACGCAGTCATATTCATTAACGAATATGTCTGTCACGAACAGCGGCAAGAGGTAGCTCTTAGACTTGTTTATGATGACTTTTTTTTTCTCCATAGCTTTCAGCATTGTACTCATTATTAAATCATTATTAAAAACTTATCGGTATGCCTATCACGCCGTCGTCGCTGACGGTGAAGCCATCGATGAACTTGAATATATACGGCTCTATCGATGACGGTGACACGTTGTCTTCCAGAGAAGACCTATATCGTTTTATGGCTTCTGACAGCGTGCTGACGTTAGGTCTTAAGACGTACTCGAGGTACTTACCTGACAGCGTAGGGGTCTCCTTATATGTGCTATACAGTATGGTATGTGTCGACAGCGTGAACGGCACCGGCATCTGTGGCTCCAGCCTACTTATGTATACGAAGACGAAGTTAGATACGCGGTAGTCGTTCATATGCTGCATGATGTTAGGTTGTGCCATGAACTCAAGGAAACCTCGTGTATACAGCTCAGCCTGAAGATAGTATTTATATCTCATGAAGTTATGGTTCGGGAAGGAGAACCAGTAGTCTGACCCTGTCTTGAAGTCTATCAGGTTGATGCTCTTCGTCCTGTGGTTGATGATGATACAGTCTATCTTGCTCTTCCATTCGAGGCCATAGAGAGAGTATCGTATCTTATACTGAAAGAGCACGTCTATGCCGTTAGCTCTCAGGTACGGCTGTTCCCTGAAGAGGAGTGAGGTGAATCGGTGGTTCCTGACGCATTCTGCCGTCTTGAGAGCTTTAAGGTAGACATCGGGTACTACCACTATCTTGCCGGGGTTATCACGTAGCTTGCTGACATAGTTTATCACGCCGGAGTCCTTGAGGTTCTTCTTTTTAGTGGCAGCGGTCCAGTTGACTTTTACGCCGCTAGCAGCGAACAGGCTGTCGAGCTGCTCATCACTCATGCTGTCTATGTCGAAGTCATAGATGTTATTGCTTATATGGTTTATTATCTTAAGATACATGTCTGAGAAGTTGTTATCCAGCACAAGTATCTTATCATTTATCTTATCCGGCGCAGTGAGCATGATATCCACTATGCTGCCAAAGTCAAGCCATTCGCTGTCCTCTCTCTCACGGTCATCGAACAGTGAAGAAGGTATGGCAAGAGCATTCTTTACCTTTGAGAACGATAGAAGGTCTGATGAGTCGTACTCCTCATCAGAAGAGTACGACTCGTTCAGCTTCAGCAAGTCATATAACGACGTGACACTCATACGGTATCTGGATTATAACTACTTAACATACTATCATTTATCAGAGAGATCACTTCATCGAGCTGTATGTATGTGTCCTTCAGGAACGCTATCAGCTTGTTCTTATCCGTCTCCGCCTCCTCAGGCACATACAGTAGTAAGGAGTTCTTCTTTATCTGGTTATATGTATCTTTATAGTTGTTATCGTTGACATCACTGAACAACGTGTATATATAACCGATAACCTCCTCTTTTACATTGAGTAAGCTCTCTATGGTCTCTTCAAGATAACCTTCGGCAAAGTTATCAAATAAATCTAAATCTTCCAAATTTAATGACGAAAAAAGTGTACAAAATAATTCGTTGATGTGATGTTCATCACGATACACTTCGTAATGTGTATTAGTTTTTATTACGTTGTTCTTCATATCATACTATGTTATATACGTTATCTTCTACAAACATATCGGGTTTCTCAAGCTCTGCGGTGCCGATAGAGTCTATCCTTTTCTTATAGTACTCTATCCTTCTGTTTATATACGATATAAGAGCTTTCCTCACCGTCGGCTCCTTCGCATATACGTCGTTGATGACCGTATGCAACGATATCCTGTATCTATACAACAGAGGCGTGTTAGACCTATAGAACGCCTCTATCAGCTCTCTGGAATGCTTCTTCGCATAGTCCAGTATAGCTTTACAGATGAACAGCCAATAGACTATCTTCTTAAAGTTGAATGTCGGAGGATGGCATCTGAACTCTATAGTCCCTCTGTTACCCCATATAAAAGATATCATGTTCATCCAGACGTACCGTGGATATACGTTCCACTTATGGTCTCCGTCTCTGTCCAATGGGTGATTACATGACGGCAGTCCTTCTTCGACAACGTTATAGATGCTGAAGTCGTCCGACCCTGACAGGATAGTCAATATGCCGTTGCACATGCTGGCTGTGAAAGTACCCAGCTCTTTGTCAGGGTCGTTGAGTTCTTTGCACAGCTCTTTTATGGAGTTGACATATCCCATGTTTATCGTGAGCGGGTTGTTATACGACTTGCGTGTGGACTTGAACACGCCAGTCTTCTTATACAGAGGAGGGAATATAGAGTACACGCTATCCTGTATCTTGAGGCCGAGGATATACAGTGCGACTATATGTTCTATAGTCCTCGGATAGCCTTTCATATGCACATGAAGAGACGTGTCCTTGTCGTACTTACAATACTCACTGAGCAGCTTACACTGAGCATACAGCATCTGCAGGCCTCTCTTACCCGACAGCGGCACAGTAGCATATTCAAAGCCAGTTATGCTGCCGTCCTTACACACTATGAGCCCGTTAGGATACAGATACCTCTCAGGGATAGCGAACGCGCTGGTCTCAAACTCTATGCCGAAGCTATAGTCTTTCAGGAGCTTTATGTTCTTGTTCTTCAGCTTCACATCATGCGGGACGAAGAGCTTATCTGATAGCGTCTTCACCACAGGTATCATGAAGTCTGAGGTATAGTTACACATCATATTATAGAACTCGCTCTTCATCTCACGTGTCCAGTGTGATGACCATGTGATATACTGACCTATCGGGTCACTAACAAGTGCGTCGTTGAGCTTGATACCTGCGTTATGGTTGATATATACTGCCATGTCGTGGACCACGACGAAGAACTTATTATGTTTTTCAGCAAGCTTATAGCTTATCATAGGCACGATGGTGTAGTTATGTCCCGACTTGAATCTAAATATATACTTCTGGATTATTGACGGTGCAGAGTCGAGATAGTACGTAGGCACCACGGCATATATGTTCTCAAGGACGTTGACGCTGAACATGCCGAAGACGAGCGTGCCGTCATCCTTTACGTCCACCACACCTCCAGTATACTGGTTGTTGATATTCGGGAAGCTGTTTACCATCTCCTTCACGGTGTTCTCATAGCTGAGGTGTGGTACGTGTTCGATGATATGAAAGTCTCCGCTGCTGGATATAGCTAGCGTGAAGAGGTTCGTCGGCGACAGAGAGCGTATCCTTCTGGAGGCTTTGTTGTCGAGGACATAGCAGCCAGCAGCGTGGTCATATACTATCTTACCGCTGTTGATACGATACCACTGACCATCTATATAGAAGCACTGTCGGTTCTTCTCATAGTACTCTCCTTTGATGAACTTACAGTTTGATCTCAAGGCTGGAGTACCGTCAAAGGTCTTTACCACTTCATTAAGTTTTGTCATATCTATCATATTGTTTGTCTTTTATTGTTTGATACACTTAGGATCAAAGATGACGCATCCGTTGACATCTGGCTTGATAAGGTTATATATACAGAATGAGCAGTCTATCGTCTTGGTGCAGAAATAGGCTTCGTTACTACAGGTTATGCATGTGTTGTTGAAGACGTGCGGGTTCATCGTCCTCATATGCTCCGTGTTGAAGATCATGGTGACAGGTATCTCATCAGACCTGTCAAGATGCTCGAACAGCTTGTCATAGCACATCATCTGGTTGAGCATCTTGTTGAACTTCATCTCAAACGGTGAGCTGATGTTAAGCATGTCATTGTTAAATACCAATACCATTCCAACATAATACCTGTTGTTGGCTATGAAGTTAAGCAGGTTATCCTGCTTCGTCTTCAGCAAGACGTTTCTACTCATCTCATAATAACTCTCAATCTTATCGATATGATACTGATATGATGCATTGGACGTGTCTTCTTTTATCTCACCATACCCATGCTCACGTATACAATGCAGAGAGCCTCTGTCAAACCTGTAGTCTCTGGTGCTGAAGTACGGATGAAACATACCTGTATACATGATCTTCTCTTCATCGAGCACACTCTTTACAGACTGTATGCTGCAGTAGTTAGAGAAACACTTCTCCCTGCCATAGAAGTTGAGCAGAGGTGTGACAGGATAGCTAGAGTACATAGCTATCTTCTTTGTGAAGCTCTCTTCTATGTCTCTTATGAGGCTGTCTCTTTCGATAGGATTACGTCTTGACGTGATGCTCTCGTCATATAACACCTTCGTCATGGAGTTAAGCGTCTGTTCATGTATCTCCATACACTTGTCATAGTTATATGACGAATCTATCATGATGCCTTCTACGAAATAATACAGCCTCACCTTGCTGTGGTCTATCACCAGCTCGGTATGTGTTGGCACGAAGCCTGTAGGAGACAGCACGTATACGCCGTGCATGAGATGACCGTTCATCCAGTAGCGGCCCTTACAGAAGACGGCTCTACGGGTAGACCAGTGAGGTAGTATAGAAGGCTTCTCGAACAGCAGCCTCGGGCTGTTGTTAGAACCCGTCACCACGTCAGACAGTTCTTCTATGTCGTTATATGTGCTGAAGAAGTCCGTAGGAAACACTATGGATGTCATAAGGGTCTCTCTTGTGCTCGCATCATATACGCTGGACTTCTTGTTGGAGTCTTTGTCACCAGTGCTCACAGAAGATACGGTGTCTTTTGCATAGTTATGTTCATACTTAAACGGCAGCTTGTTGTCATAGTCGGTGTCATACCAATAAGAAGTAGGCTTGCTATACACATTCTTGAACCTGTTGTCATATACAAGATAATCATGTTGATAAGCTTTACTCCTGTCTATGGATATGTTATCGACATGTACGCCGTCTCTCATCACTATGAGTATGTTTGGTATCAGCTGATAGACTGGATGGTCATCTGACGACCTGTTCTCACGTATTATCTGCAGCGGCTTCATTATCGACGAGATATACATGTTCTTCTGTCCTTTGTCGAGATATATGAAGAACAGAGGATTCTCTTCAGTCTCTTCTGTGGACATGTTCGTCGGTCTGGACTTACCTCTGAACATACATGTGGTGCCATTGAGCTTGTTGGTATATACGACAGCTGCGTTGCCTATATACTCCGACAGCACCTCAGTATAGCCATAGAAGAGTATGCTTAACAGGATCTGGCTATCGTTCATATGTACCTTGGTGACCTGTCCGGTCTCGTCCTTGTGTTTATATTCTGTCTCTATATGGTACTTCTTAGCTAGCTCCATATGGTTCTTCAGGGTGCCGTTATGTATCCCTGCAAAGATTATGTCGTCATCCTTAAAGTTCTTAAGAGCCCTGACCACCTTGCTGTTCTTGTTATAGTTCTTGAACAGCTTCGGGTTCACGTTGCGTTTGCGTATCACGAACGGCTGAGCCAGGTGGTCCTTGAGACCACCCGAGCTAGCCTTCCTGCAGTGACCCAGTATGGTGACCGGCTTCGTACCCATATACGGAGACATAGGGTTAGCGATGATGAAGTCGTCATACTCATTGTTTTTGTTGTTCACCCCATGCATCACGTTGTTGTCATACATGATACCGCACGCGTCACCGCCTCTGTCGTTATTGTATATACCCAGTATATGGAAGTATAACCAATTAAAATACTTATCAGGTTCGGTACCTACAAAAGCAAATAATCCACAACCAAGGATATAATCATGATCGTTGGATATCAGGATGTATATTATAAACAAAACTAATCTGATGACTATCTCTTTCATATCTTATCTGTTTAAGTTAAACACCGGTTTGAAGATTGTCTCTGTAAGGTATTCTTTCGCCTTGTTGACGTTCTTCGGTAAGCTATGACGTCTGAGGACCAGCTCGTACAGGACTCTCATGTCTGCTTCATTGATTATCCTCTCTATCTCCATGACATGGTCCCATACCCACTCAAGGTGTTCGGGCTGGCTGAAGAAGGCACTCAGGGTGCGGCATTCCACGCCATAGCTCTTGCTTCTGAACCTACCGAAGGCACCATACGACTGCAGCCTCTCAGGCTCATCACATATACGATGTGACGGCAGCGTGACGACCATGTCGAACAGCCTGGCTATCAGGATGTCTATGTTTATCTTGTTATTGCCAAAGATGTCGTACATGAACTCGCTGCATCGGTATCCTATGTGTATATGAAACCCTGCCACACGATACGGCTTGTCCTTCAGCGACGGGGTAGGCTGCTCCACCGCGTTGTTGAGACACGACTCCCACGCGCTGTATACTGAGGAGCAGCCAAACTCCATACCTTCCGGTGAACAGAGGTCTTCTTCATCAAAATACAACACACCTCTGTCAGACAACCTGAGGCCGTGAGATGCTATCTTAGAAAGGAAATAGTTCCTTAGCAGGATGATGTTAGTGATAAACTCGTTCTTGTCTCTTGCAGGTGGTATGTTACCTTCAAAAGACAGGTTATCACGCTGTTCAAAGAAGCCGTCGCCAAGCTGCGGCAGCGGCACAGGCTCATCTTTTGTGCCTGCAGAGAAAGGAGCTACTGAGACAGGCTTTCCATTGGAGTCAACAATGAAAAACTCTGGATCTGATCCGATAGTAACAAATCTTATGTTCATGGGTTTGTATTGTTTTCTGTTTTTGATATCTTATCTGTATATGGTTAGGCTGTATGACAGGTCCTGTATGAAGTGATGACAGCTGTCGCCAGCTATGTCGACCTCTATGAAGTCTTCTTTGGGCACCCTCATACATATAGGCACCCTGACATCATAATGTGGATCGCTGTAATGCATGATGTCTTCATATCTGGTAGGTACTATGATATGATAATGACTCACATCCTCTTTGCACTCTACCAGCTTATATGGCCTGTCACCCGGCAGGTTGTACTTAGACACCACCTCGTTGCTGACAGGTATGACACCTTTGAGGAAGTAGGGATGTGCTGTCCTGAGCTGCTCCAGCATGCCGATGAACTTAATCATTATGATATACTCTTTCAGCCTATCTATGTCTGTGAAATAATAGAAAGCTATTGCCTTGATGCTATGAGACACCATGCGTTTGAAGTCATTGTTTCCTCTCAGCATAAAGGCGTATGTAAACATCAGAGTCGGATAATAATACAGTTCAAAGAAGGTGCTGGCATTACTACTATGATATCCGCAGATGCTGATAGACTCTGCACTCGCTCTGAGTGCTTTCTCATATAAGATACGCACGTCATCGACGTTATAGATCATGTACGGCTTCTTATATCCTGCGTCATATATCTTAGTAGTTATCAGTTCCTTGAAGTTATATAACAATTTTATATACTTCTGGAACGTAGTATCTTTAAAGATTGTTGTATCTATATTTTTACTTATCCATATGCAGTCGCCTGCACCATAATAGGTTCTGTATATAGAACCGTTATCATAGAACAGGAAATACTTTGACTTTACATACTCGTACAGGTCGTCAGCCACAGGATACCCTCCCGATGTGACACGATTTAGATAGTCGTGTGCATATGAAGAGTACAGGTTTGTCGTGTTGACACTTGGAAACCAGTATGACTCAGATGCCATGAGCATCTTGTTTACCAACCCTGCTATGTTGAAGACGTTCGTCTTCCAGATGCGTGCTATCTCCAGCCATATCGTCACCACGTCATGCATGTCTTTTCTGAAAGCACATCGCAGGAGCATGATAGGCATATACCTGTACATAGGAGTCATACGGGATGAGAAAGAGATTTTAAAGATTATCTGGGCTCTTATGTTAAGTGGTTTAAGCAGACTCTTATCAAAAGCACATCTTATGATGTTATACTTGTTATACATGATATAATTCTTTATCTTCTCCTTTATGACAGGCATCATGTCATCGACATACTTCATCATATTATTGAAGAACCTGTCTTTCTCTTTCAGCAGCTGCAGCTTAACGTTGTTTGCAAGCTTATTCCAGTTCGTATGCTCAGGATCCATACCAAATCTGTCCAGCGTGATGCGTATCGCTTCATCACAATGGCAGTTTGTGCTTATGACCATCTCGCTGTCGTTATCCGTCTGCGACCTGCTATGCATCCAGGTTATCACATCACGTAAGGTCTCATGACCTGTGTATCTGACTATCCTGATATCCTGACCACCACTTTCATATCTGAACACGTTACCGTCGTGTATCGTGTCATATATGACAGAGTACGGATACAGATAACCACCTACCAGGTCTTCTCTGTCCACAAAAGACCTTATATCCTGTTCAACAGCATCTATGAAAGTAGAGATGTTATCTTCTGACAGCATCTCGTCAAGAGCAGACATGTTAACTTTACCGTCATATTTTATGTATGTTATGTTACGTATTACCCATATGAGTGTATGCACCAAATAGGTCAGGAACTTGTTGTTGATACCGTATAGTGTGGATGAGTCGTCTACGCTATAGAAGCACATCCTGAGCCTCTCAGCTTCGTTGGCAGGCTTAAGCAGGTTTATATAGTTACCTGTGCTTTCGAAATACTTTACCTTTATACGTCGTGTGCTGCGCTTCCTGAAAGAGCTGTCAAAGATACTTGCATACTTCTTAAACTCTTCTTTACCGTCTATCACGTCTATGTTCACCTCAGGTATGAGTCTCCTCACCTCTTTTATCCACTCACGATACGACTTGTGCAGGTCTACGGTCCTCGGTATTATATACGTGACCCCAAACCATTTCGTCTTAGAGTCTTCAAGGCATCGTTTTACTTTATATATGCCGGGGCTACCTCCCACGAACGTATCCAACAGGTCAGCCTGCCGGGTTATACCAAGGTATTTATAAGAATAGAAACCCGGAAAGTCGTTCATCGACTCGAACGCTTTCTCGGGTATATCATACATATGACTGATGTCGCCAAAACAAGCTGACAGCTTATTGGTCTTGGTGTCTACTGCGTAGTTGGTGGTAGTGTTCATAGTCTTTTGTTTTATCGTTTTATAATCTGTTTATTAGTTCTGAAATGGTTTTCTTATATATCTCTATACCATGTGAACTGAGTGTCGGAGCACTGTTAGTTTCACATATTATAAACTTCTGTCTCTCCCCAGAAGGATCGACATTCTTGTTAGACTGCACTCGCACATCTACCGCACCTATGTCCAACCCCACCGACTCTATGGCGTCTGCAGCTGCCTTACATATCCTGTCCCAGCAGAACGGCCTGTCAAACAACTCGTTGTCTTCTCTTATCCAGACGCTGTTATGCGAGTTGAAGAACCAGCGTTCTTCTGGTGGCACCTCGTTCATCCTCAGCTTCCTCCAGCTGAGTATCACACCTATGCCATGGCTGACCACGTGTACACGATACTCCCTGGCATAGTTATAGAACTTCTCTATGATCCAGGCTTCGCCGTCACCACAGCTCCGAAGCCATCTCCTGAGCTCTTCTACGTCACTGAGCTTCTGCATGCCTCTGCCCTGATACCCGACACGTCTCTTTGCCAGCACAGGGTATGGCAGCTTGTCATCCAGCACCGGGTCAGCATCTTCTACGAGCTTGCTGTCTATGATGAACGGTATGAAGCCGCTGTCTCCTATGAGGTATGCATCGGCCTGCGGCACGCCACGGCTGGCGAAGCAACGTTTCATGAGCAGCTTGTCACGGCTGTTGATGACAGCTTCTATGCTGTTTATCTCTATCACGTCGCGCGGCACACGTCTTCTGTATATGTCTGACAGCGGCGTACGTGATCCAAGACGTAGGACGACCCTCCGGTCTGTCTCGATAGACCTGCGTAGCGGGTCAGCAGACCGGTTCTTCGTCCTTACTATCACAAAGCGTTTCTTTGTTTTGTTACTCATCTTGTTTTGAAAGTATATATTGTCTCCATGATGGATATGATATTATGTTCTTATCCTTCTGTATTTCTTCATCCGTCATCGGCTGACGTGGTGAGACATACATCTCCACCTCGCCAAACTCTTCGGAGAGAGCTTTGATCCTTTTGTACATACAGTAGTCATCAGGCCAGTCTTCATTATATCCTTCAAGGAGATCTATATATCTCAGTGTGTCATGATCCACTTCATACACTTCTCCTTCTATGAAATGGCCTTTACTAACTGTCCTTATAGCCATCGGCACATAGTGAGGACATCTGATGACGAATCCTTTTACGGTGGCAGCACCTAAGAAACGAGAGGTGTTTAATAACAAGATGTTGTTACCAAACCCTCTCATGAGAGTACCATAAACGAATAGTCTCATTAAGGTTACTTGTTTTTAAGGTTAGTACCAAGATGTTTGCTTATCATGTCTTTGAGTGTCCTTGCAGCTAATCCTTCTCCGGTTATCTTCACCATGTCGGAGAAGTCTTTAGCTATACCTTCCAGGTCAGAAGGTATCATGAGCGGTATAGTACCATAGGTATTCATGTATTTAGAAGTAAGAGCTTTACCCTGGCTGTCGTTGTCGAACAGAGTAAAGATGGTGTTGTTGAACCTCCTGCGGTATTCTTCAATGACGGAAGGCTTTATCATCATGGTCTCGCCCTGTATAGCTACCGCAGGATACGACGTCAGCTCCGTGATGGACATGACGTCCTTCAAAGACTTTGTTATTATCAGGAAGTCACCTGTCGACGGCAGCTGTATATAACCCTGATGCACGTCGTAGGTATGGTCTGTACGCCACTTCCTGTCTTTCCTTGCTAGAGGACGGTATATCTTATATGACAACCTGTTGTCTTTGCATTCTGCGAAGGCGTATGCCAAGTCCTGCGTATGGATATAGAAGATACCGTTGTGATATCCTTTTATGGGAAAGACGTTGTATCGACGCAGCGTAGGCAACGTGATACCATACTGTATCCAGAACATCTCATCCTCCAGAATCCATGGTCTTATCTTAATAGATATCTTATACCCGCTTTTGTCATGAGCTTCGTAGTCGTCGTCGCTGATGACCTTAGCAGGCCGTGCCTTCACAGAAGGTGACAGGCCTGAGATAAGCTTCCTGTCTTCTGTAGAGATATAGAAGTAGTCCTGCAGGTTAAAGTCATATATTATACGAAGCAGAGTCTTACGCATCGACTCCAGCTTAAGGAGTTCCTTTACGAGTACGATGACGTCACCTGTCTTATATGCAAAGTCCTTAAACATAAGACATCTGAACTTCTCAGAATAGAAAATGTTAAAGCTTGGGTGCTCATCACCCTTCCTTATAGGACTCTTGATGAGCTGCCCAAGCTTAACATCTCCTAAGTAATGATATACTATATCATACTCTGATATGTACTTTAGTATGTTTTCTTTAGTGACATCATCTTTCCTCTTCAAATACTTCTCAGAGTTAAGATCTACCATTGTCTTTCATAATAAAGTACTTGTTAGAATGGCATCTCGTCGCTGTTCTTCTTATTAGAAGAAGAGGTGATAGACCAGTCTACGTCTCCCATATTCATCTGCTTCTTAACGTCAGCATCTGAAGTGAGAGTCTGCTGTGGTCTCTCGAGACGGTCCGTGCTGCTGAACCTGAGCGTGTTAGGTACGTTCATAGGCTGTATGAACGGTCCGAAAGCTTTGAACATGAGAAACGCTGAGCTCTTCTTCGTGGTGCCGAAGGTGACGGCTACCCTGAAGCGTTTGTTCTTCAGGTGCGGTGCAACCATCTTCATAATGCCGTCCAGCGCCTCGGCAGGTGTCTCGTATACTGGAAACGTTATGTTATCTCCCAGCACGCCACGTGCCAGCCAGATGAGCTTCTGAGCCTGATAGTTGTCGAACGCTGCCGACCCCGGCTCCTGATAATAGAAGCCTTCATTGATTTCTCCTTTGCCGTCAGACGCTATGAGCTTATAGTCCGGCATCTTACTATCCATATCGGATTTCTTCTCTATCCTCACCGTCACGTTCTCTACTATACCGGCTTTGCCATCATTGAAGATGGGGGTTGAGGATCCTTTTACATAGTTACCATCATTAAGATTAATCATACTACTTCTGTTTATTGATTCTTACTGGTGTTTGTAACTCTCTTCTGTGGCGACGTGTCCGCATCGTCAGGTGCTTCGTACTCGTTGATGCACTTCAGGACATACCCCAGGTCATTGGGTATGTACAGCGAGCTGAACATGCCGTACGGACTCTTTGCAGGAAACACTCCATCTCTATTAGTAACGAACTCGTACCTGGCTTTCTTAGTGTTGTCATCCCATGTGACTTTGGTATATAACAGGACTGTGAACAGACCCGGGAGGTCTATCTTCTCGTCAAGCATCCTGCCCACAGTCTTTATCTTTCGTATGGTCTCATACGACGTCTCTATCACGTCTTCATGGGAGATCACGAAGACCTTTATGTTGGGTCTCAGGCTCCGTCCTGTCGTCAGCACCTCCATAGCGTGCATGGCTATCTCGCTGAACTTGTCGAAGCCTTTCACAAGCGCTTTGTCGATGAACTCGAAACCCATCAGGTAACTGAAATCGTCTATGACGATATTAGTTATCTCAGGCCTCTTCTCATTGACATAGTTCATAGAAAGGCACACCTTAGAAGAGTTGTTGGTGTTGAGGTAGTTACCTGCGTCACCAGTGAACGGCTTATAGTACGTCGTCCACCGCTTCGCAGGGAACGGCTTGCCTGCTATGTTAATGATGAAAGTCTTCTGGGGATCCAGCCCTGTGATCCCGAGATCTGGTTGTGGAAGAAACGACGTGCTCTTGCCACTACCAGTAGCTCCAACTATACCTACTAATGTACTCATGTAACTTTAATTGATTTAGATTTAGATTTAAATTTGCGAATTAATAATCTTCTCGTACCTGACGTAGTCAAACTCAGTCATCTTCTTGGGCAGCTCCGAGAAGAAAGAGCTTGAGCCAAGGAAAAACAACTGTATAGAAGCGTTGGAGATACCGTTCCTGTTAAGGTTTATGGTAAGCTCCCTATGGTTATCACCCAGTATGGTGAGGTCGATATCCTCATACTTGTCTATGTTATATCTCGCGGGATAGAACAGACTGAGCATGAGGTCAACGTCTCTGGCAGTATACTTGTTGTCTGCCAGACCCTCAGGGTCAGGTCTTACCTTGTCTATGATGGTATCTCCTCTGTAGTTGAACAACGCTCTGGAAGAGTCTGCAGTCTGCTGCTGCACTATGACAGGACAGTAGTTCCAACGGTCTCTCATCTCGAGACAGTATTCGCTGCTGAACCTGCCTATAGCCTGATGGAGGGTCTCGTCACCGCTCGTCTGCAGCAGACCCACATGATCCACTATGACGATCACGAACTCGCGAGGTCGCTTCGGCACATACCTGTCACGTACACATCTCTGGATATAGGTTCCATCTTCTTGCTGCCACGAGATGGTCTTATACGTGTACTCGCCATTAGCCGGGTCTTCGGCATACGACTTTATGACATTGAAGATACCGAAAGGACTTCTTATAGAATCGTAATACGTCACTATAGATTCAAACTTATTGAACCAGCTTCTGAAGTCATCGCCTTTGATGATCTTTTCTATCTCATCATTGAGTATGTAATTGTGAAAGATAGAACTGAGCTTCTGCGGACTGAGTAAGATACCGTGATCCACAAAGAGCTTGTAACATATCGCAGCCTTCATCTTAGTACGTTTGGATACCTCCAGAGAGAAGTAGAATATCTTGAGAGTGATATCCGTGTTCTTCACCCTCGTGATCCACTCCACCGGCTGGTATACAAACAGGAAGTCTGTCAGCTGGCTCTTGCCTGCCTTAGGACTGGCAGATATGAGTACATACCTGCCTTGTTCTATGCCAGGCAACACTTCAGAAAGCCTTGGTAATGACCATGGTATAGCGATTACGTCACCAACAACCCTTCGTCGCTTATTCTCCTCAAGTTCCTTCAACACATGATCATATAGCATTGCCTGTCTTTTTAGTATTGCAAAGATACTAAAAAATAAGCTAATTCCCAAATCTTTCTAACATTTTTTTCAATGTTTTTAAAGTTTTTTAACATTTTTTCTCTTCACGTTGTCTGATTCAGGAATGTTCATCCACTTCTCCCAGTTAGCGTTCCTCAGCCAGGTATCGATGTTTGGCATATACATCATCGTACCAGCTCTCTCCCTCTCCTGCAACTCCTTCTCCAGACTGTCTATTATGATCTGCTGGATATAGGGTTTGTTCTTGGTCACCCTGCTCCATATGCTCTGAGTCTTCTTCGCTGACTCAGTAGTATGTCCTACAGTCCTGAGAGGCCTCATGCCACCCATGCCGTCAGGCACAGCTTGAGGATACATCTCATAGAACTTCACAAAGAGATCTTCTCCATTAAAGATCTTCAATGCCTCGGCAGTGAAATCATAAGGAGTAAGATCATGATGTAAGTTACCAGTACCAGCTTCGGTACCATCCTTCGACTTCTCCGTACCATCAAAAGGCAGCACGGTGATGAGAAGACCCTTGTCAATCAAAGAGTTTATATACTTCTCATCTACTTCAAAGTTATGAAGTATGTCATCAAGCTGATACTTGATAAGGAAGATCTTATACAGAGTAAGATACTCATTGATGTTAATATTATACTGTCTTAACAAAATGTTATTTATTACCAGTGTTGTCAACAGCTTCATCTCCCACCTCCTTCAACAAATATTTAAACAAAAACTTCTCAATACGTAAGTTCTCAATGAACTTATCCACCTTCGTCTCCGTCATGCTTTCAAAGACATCCACAGGATATGCCTCCCCATTGATGAGTATGACATTATCCTTACCCGAAGCATCATCGTTCATTTGACTTTCATGTTTATCATTGTTTATAATATCACTAGCTGATACGCAATCAAACCTCACATCAGATATGATACTGCTGAACATTGGAACAGCAGTAGTCACCGTGGTAGGCAATATGTTGGAGTCTTCCAGTTCTCCAACATCGTTAACACCAAAATAATAGTTTAGGAGATAGTTGCTGTCTATAGTGTATTTTACTTTGAAATACTTATACATTGGTATATAGGCTATAGACAGTATAGGGAACACAAACATTTTGCTGTCATGTCCGCACAGATCGTTTATCGCATGTAACGCATCTTTTATGTTTTCACGGTCATACAGGATGCATCTGTTCTGTAACATGTTGAGTACATCATAGAAGGTGTCAGCATCTTCAAAATGACTGTAGCATGTCACGATACAACGATCAGTTGGTACAAACGCATGCAAGTCACGTATGATGTCTATGATGAAGTCAGCTATTATATCTACCATGGCATCCCGTACACGCATCAACGCCTTTATAAAGCTCGTTATCTGCGGCATCATGTCTATCATGCTTGTCGACCCTGCGACAAGAGAGACGTCTCTGTGATAGATATCCAGAGCTATTACGATGTCGTCATAGATACCTTTGATTGTATCTTCTCTTCTGTTGGTGATGTCTTTATACCTGCTTGTGAAGTCAACTCCTACTGCAAAGATAAGCTTGTTAATAAAATAACTGTCGAAGTCTAAAAAAGATGTAGACCTGTCATCAGTCTTATTACCAAAACGACTCAACAGCTTCTTTGTAAGTATCTTCAGGGTGCTGCTGGCAGAGACCAGGACATCATGCAGCTCCTTCTCATAGGACGTGTCTTCATCAGAGAACACGCCTTCTATGAACATCCTGTATATAGGGTCTTCATCATCGAACGATACAAGATGCTTTATGATGACATCGAGCACAACCATGAAGCCCGGCTCGTCGCTTGCGTCAATAGCAACATCTTCTTCGTACGGACTATATATCATGTATGCCACGCATTTCATCATACTTCGAAAGAAACGCAGTACTACGTCGTCTGTCGACCTGCATTCATCATACACCTTCTTCGCAGGTCTGGTGAGCCAGTCGACAACGAGCTTCTTCATCTTATCCAGCTCTTCCTCATCCAGCGACGGTATCCTGCCTTCATGTTTTTTGTGAAGGTATATCAGCCTCTTAGTAAAGGACATCAGGAAGAACTCATTGTTGAGTATGGTATCATAGTCGTTGTTGCCGCCGCCGGAGGCCATGAAAGCATCCACGAGGTCACCGGTGAACGTCATGTCGAGGAAGACAGCCTTGCTGATCATATATACAAGGTCTTCTTCGGCTGTCCTGACAGAGTCCTTTCGGAGCATCCTTCGTATAAGCTCAGAATACACATAGCCTGCTATGGGAAACAGATAGTATACCATGGCAGGGAAGTCACGCTCTTCATCCAGATGAGATGCTACCTCATATACATCATCTAAGCTTCTGAAATGACGCTCTACACTCAGCTTCTCCTTCTTCATCTCCTGTGACGAGAGAAGCTTAAGTAATATATCGTTATACGACACGTTCTTCATCGTTATATAATATAATCAACATATTTATTATCTATTAAAACCAATGCCTCGCGTATATTGGGGTATGTGTTAAAAGGCACGTAGTCTTTACTTGTGCTATAATCATCATGGTTATCATATATCGTAAGATATATTGACTTTATAAGCCTCCTGTCTGCTTTTTTTATCTTATTATGAAACTCATAAGCAGTTCTAAGGATAAAGTCTATCTTATATATGTCAACATATTTAAAGTTACCATACTGACGAAGGAGCTCTGTCAGGACATATGTGATATACATATCGAACAGTTCTGATGACTCTTTCTTCACTGCCGAAATAAGGTCAGCATCGCGACTCATGATAAAGTCGTCTATCATGTTATTATATAAGATACCTGACAGCACAGGAAAAGATTCCTTAAGCTTATCAGAACCTATTATCTCCGTGATGTTGCGTGAATATATTTTCATCTCGAAGTATGCATAAGAGTCATAGAAAGCCATATCAGCGATCTTAGCCACCTCGGGGTTACAGAGTATATCTGCATAGAGAACACATAAGCTGGTGCTGTCCTTAGGTGCGTTGACATACTCGACCATCTGCCTTATCAGGTCTGACAACAACTTAGAGACTTCTACTGTGAAGTCATTGTTGTTTGAAGATTGTGATTTTAATGTTGTATCCATACTGACGTTTTATTTTTTCAATTAACGTACTGATTTTTGCTTGGTTATCTTTAACGAAGAAATGTGCTTTTATGGAAGGCACGTCTATCCTGACCATGTCTTTACTATTCATATTTCTTCTATGTCTCAAGGCATGCTGCCTTATCATGCGTACCCTCTCGAGGGCTGTGGCCTCGGCGGGTATGAACTCTTTGTTCTTACCGGAAGAAGATCTGTTGC